ATTGTTATAAGGTTCTTGATAAGAGTCACAATGCCAATCGTAAAACTGGCCTTTTTTATATTCAGTAAATTGACAAGATTCACTAAAATCCCATTCAAAATTCCATTCAGCACTTGCGTTTGCTTGATGTATATAAGGTTGTATTTCATTGTATATCCATTTGTCATACATCCATACAATATCTGACTTGCGTTTTTTTTGAATATTTTTAAGGTCTGATTTAGTTAAATTATCTACATTAGCTGTACCTGTAAGAGCCATTTCTTTATTTTGTTCTTTACCATAACGAACAATATCGTCACATATTCTTTCAGGAACAGCCGATTTAAAATACCAGTAATACCATTTAAGATTCAAAATAACCTCTCTTTATTAAAAAATCTTTTACCCATGTTTCTAAAGATGTATTTTTATAACCATCTATAATTGATTTGCTTAAATACATATCTAAATCATAATTATTTTTTTCTACTTTATCTTCTTTGACATCATGATACATTCCATCTAAAACACTATCATCATATTTAATATTGTTTATAGAAAATTGTTCTAAATCAACATACCTATGTTCATAGGTTGGAATATTTAAAAATTTATAAATGCGTTTTATATTTTTTGTAGGATTTATTGTTAAATCTTCATAATTAATTTTTATGTAATCACTATCACTTTTAATAATGTTATATATAGCATAAGCATAAGTAGCAGTCATGCCTTTAGTCATTTCATAAAAACAAAAATCTTCTAAATCTTTTTTATTTGAATTTTTTACTTTAGCAAGAGAACCAAGTATTTCTATAAATGGTCTTTCTAAAATAATAAATTTTGGATTTAGGGTAATATATTTTTTTATAAGTTCTGTATTTTTAGGAGTTCCCCAAGGACTTCTATCAATAATATGATTGCTTTTATAATTTTTAAAATATAGTTCTAAAGAGCCTTCTATTAAATTATCTAACGAATGATGGTCAGGAAAATTTTTAAAGTTTGTTGTTTGTTTAAGCTGTTCAAGATCATATAAAATATCTGCTGTAATGGAATTAGCAGTAACACTTATATCTGAATTTTGATTTAATATGGATGCAAGTAAAGTGTTTCCACATCTAGGCAACCCACATAAAAAATAAATATTTTTCATCTTCTCTCTCTTGAAAAGATAGTATAAGTTAGATGTATTTTAAAAGATACTTAAACCCAATCATCTGCTTTGACTTGTCTATAGACCTGTCTTAAATCCCAACAAGTTGAGCCTACAAAGGGTTCTTTGATGATAACAATTCCTGATCCACCAGCACCTCCTAATGTATTACTACCTGCAAAGCCTCCGCCACCACCGCCACCGCCTCTGTTAGCAGTACCAGCACCCGCACTTGGAGCAGGACCTAAACTTCCAGTGCCACCACCACCTGAGCCACCTGAAGCAGCTGTAGATTGTGAATTTTCAGTTCCTCCTGCTGCACCACCTCCGCCACCAGCGTAAGTTACATCTGAGCCTGAAATAGTTGAGGGTGAACCATTTCCGCCAGCTCCATTTGCCGCATTATCTGTGCTTGTAGAAGCACTACCTACCGCACCTGCACCGCCTCCGCCTGCACCTCTAAAACTATCGCCTCCTGGAGAAACAGCATTACCACTACCTCCTCCACCTGCATTACCTTGTCCTGGTGG